CCGATACAATAATCAGAACTGTCGCCGTATACTTTCATTATCGTGTATTCGCTTGAGCTGTTAGAAAAGTCCAAATGGTTATCAAGGCAACGACATTCCCCCATATCAGCCATTGAATAACCGCAATCAAGTAGTATTTGATTCCGCTCAGGGTAAATGCCGATAACTTCTGTATGCAACTCGATACCATTTAACCCTAACTTTTCATCATCGCTGTTATATGGGATTGTGCCAAATAGCATATATTCTCCAATGCGCACATCGCTTATGAATTTAGGTAGATCTTCATTCTGTCCTAACCAAAAACTACCACCTAAACTGATAGATTCAATGTAACTATTCAGCTTAGACCATATTTCACACAATCGTTGCATATTCGGCCTGTTTCCATTTAGGCAACCGGAAGTAATCATACCATAAGCGTGAGAATTATCATCGCATTTACGAACCGTATTAGCAATCTGTCTTGCTTCAAATAGGCTTACTCCCTCTCTGTTGTCGAAAGCATTGATGGGAATATATATTTTTTTAATACACTTATTTACTACACAATCCATTGCTTCATACGCAGTAACAGTTACTGCCCCTTTCTGATTATGAATTGCTTTTCCAATAGAGTAGCACACGCTATCTTCAAAGTGAAGCGAGAAAATGTCATTATCAACCCTATAATGGATATGTCTCCAAATATCCTCATAGAAGTCTTTGAACATGAGAGAGACAGGGACATTCACAAGCGTTTCCGCTTTCTTGATGTTCTTTATAACATTATCAGTATATATGATTACTTTCATAGCTCCCATTTTAAAATGATACGTTCAGCTCCTTTGTATTTCGTATCTCGTTTGAATGAGAACCCGACATTGGTGAAACTTTTTATGCTTGCTTCATTTTTAGGAGAGGTCATTGCAAATATCTCTTGTGCACCATTAGAAACCAATTTTGCGATATTCGCATTGAGAAGGAGGTACTGGAATCCATGCCCTCTGTAACCAGAACAGACAAAACATTTGTCGACGTATGCCGTACCGTATTCCGTAAAATAAGCAAGCGAATAGGCTACAAAAGAACCGTCTAGCAATAAGCCATAACTGCAACCGGATTGCAAACATTTAGTTATATCCTGTGGTTCTGATGCAAAGCAGGTTTCAGGATTCGAGAGCATGGTTTGTTCCATTGCTTCAATTTCAGAAATGTCAGACATGGACAGCGTTTTGATTTCCATCTTACACTCAATGCTTCCTATATCAGTGGGGAACAAAGGATCATATCTGTCTATCCATGCTTTAGATAGGAATACATCAATATCTGTTTGAGGTAGTAATTTTCTTCTGTAATTTTCAAAAATACCTAATACAAACTCTTTATGCTTAGTTAGTTGTTCATTCTTCAAAGGGCACTTACCACTACGAAAAACAAATCCTTTCTTCACTGATTTTATCCACAATGGATAGGTACGACACATGATAGGTTTATAGCCGTTATCACATGATTTGCAGTTTTTAGCGATACATTTTACCTTTTTACCGCCAAAATAATCATTATCTATAATTTGTAAATGGGATATTTCCTGTTCGTGTCCAGCAAATTCATGGGGTAGAATAACAATATGTCCGTCCGATCCGAACGAACAACATTTCCAACCGCAACCGGAGTTTTCGCATGCTCTTATTAGTCCTTTATCGTACATATTCTTGGGTTGTATATAACTTCATATACATTTTGCGTTAAATGCTTGCCGAGCGTATTCCCGACAGGCTTAAACACAAATTCAATCATTCTTCAAGCTACTTACAAGAACACTTATGCAATTCTTCGGCTTCTTTCAGTCGTGTCAGATAGCAATTTCTATCACCCCGTAAACTGCACAAGCTTTAATGTTCTTGCTTTTGCTTATCGCTACTATAAGGGTTGAGCGGAAACAGGGAATCGAACCCCACTCTTTGGCTGGAATGCCAACGCTCTGCCGATGAGCTATTTCCGCAATATGGGCAACCTGCAAACCGTTTATCAGAATTTTCACTGCCCTTCCTTGTACTTTGGTCGTTATTTCTTATCTCTGAGGTTGAAGTGGGATTCAAACCCACGAATAACGGTTTTGCAGACCGTTGCGTTAATCACTTCGCCATTCAACCAAACCAATGCTGTCAAACCACCGCTTGCTTGGCAAATCTGACAGCATCCCATCAAACGCTATTGATGGTTGGCATTATTTTCAAAACAAACTCGCTTGTTCATAATTGGGCTCTTTCTTCTCAACAACTCCAAATTCTGTGATTTCAATACCAGTATTTTCTGTGATCCATTTTGCCAAAATATGGCGATGGCAGAAATCACCCGGTTTTTCGTAGCAACAAAGAGCAACGTCTTTTCCTCCGCTTAACATTTCAATTTGTTTCACGACTTGGTTCGCATCTTGGCTTGCCAATATTCTGTCGTAAAGCTTAAGATACTCTTCTCGAGAACAAGGTCCACTTACCATATAGCGGGTGGGACAAACATTCAACATTTGCGGAATACCAGCTATAAATCTGGGTTTTCCGATTGCTACGCAAATCATATTAACTCCCGCCTCTTTCAGTTTTCGACTATTACCGAAATACGATGTAAAAATCTTCATTTTTTGTTCTTTTTACGGTGTAAATATATAAAAAAGTATATGAAATTCATGCACTTTTAGTGCTAAAATTGTCTAAACTACCACGTTTTTATTATTTCTATGACTTTTTCATATTCTCCAGCGTGTAACAATGACGCTTCGGTGTGGAAATTTATATCAGTTAATCGATATTCTATAAGTAAACAGGTATATTCATCACCAATTTTGCGATGGTTTTGATGTTTCTTGGCAAGTGATTCCAATTCTTTGCAAGATAGACAGTAGTGATTCTTGCGATTAAGATTCCGCATCTTATTAACATCTTCTTCTTTCAAATCTTCGTATGTCATGGCTTAATCCTCCTCAAATTCTTCTTCATATACAAAAATATGTTTACCACTTCCACAAATCTCGACTTCCCATTTATGTATGTTCGGCCAATATTCGATTAGAATTATGTTTCTATAGCCTTTATATGGCTCTTTCAATGTTGCTGTTCTCATTGCTCATGATTTATGTGATTTGATACTCGTTTCTTTTAGCTTAGCGAAATAATCAATCCGATCTTTGTCTTCATATCGCAATCGCTGGGAACATCTTTCTATGCTGTCTCTCTGTTTTTTACTAAGCATATCTGCATGTTTAGTCCATTCGATTGAACCGGCAGGAAGAAACTCAAACTCAGGGAAAAATTTTGTTTCATATGAAAACCTCACTATTCTAGCATATTCCCTCAAATCGTTTGTTTCTGGGTCTGTGGAATTAGGGGTCTCTATTGATTCACATACAATTACCATACAAGGCTGGGAAACACAATTTTATTTGCTTTCATTGCTTTTAATGCTAAAAATGTGGATCTATATAGTGATTTTGATAATGCAACATAAGCAGAACTCCATCTTTGTAATGCTGCCCTTCTGCTACCCAATATCCATTCCTTCTTTTGGTGAACACTTTTGGTGCTCCTTCCAATTCTGGTAGGACTTCATATTCGCTGGCATAATAGTCTATACATTTGGTTTGATTGAAAGTAACCTCAATCTTGCATGGAGAAATAATTTTAGTAACTGTTGCCGCTCGTTTATCCGAGTAATAGCAGACCGTACAGCCAAGTCCAACTTCGGGTACGAGATTTTTGATTGCGTCCAACTTCGCTTTTCCCTTTTGCTCTTGCCAATCTGAGAATTTTATACCGCCGGGATATTTGCGACTTTCTATTTCGTGTAGAATAGCAAAACTCTCCTTGCTTGTTAATTTCTTTGATATTTCCATTGCTCTGTATTTTATCCGTTATACGTTGATGTTATTTCTTCTGCACGGAGTTCTTTTCTTAACTCACCGTTCTTATATATTCTTACGGCTACTATTCTAACCGTATCGGATAGGAAACGCCCGCAGTCATTAGCTAGCTTAACTTGTAATTGAATAGCTTTTGCTAAATTTTTAGTACGCTTTCTTATGGTTTTCTTGAATCCGAAAACATAATCTTCGGTATCGATTTCGAACTGGTAGGTGTCAGAGTGTAGTATCTGATTCAATTCTGCTGTCATTTGTTGTACTCTATTCATTGCTCTTATTGTTTAAGTGGTTATTTTTGATATGTAAAGATACAAATAATATATTGAATACCAATGAGTTATATCTTTTATTTCATGCGCTTAAACTTTGTTTAACTTTTTTGATTTACAGGTATTTAGCAATCAAAATTGACTTGCTTTTCTCCACCTCTGCGCTGGTATCAATTCCGAGTTGTCGATAAAACCCGGCATTGCCTGAAAGACATTCATGTGCTATCTTCAATGTTCTACGTTCTTCTTTGGAGAAACCAACTCGAAAAGTAGAGAATATAGCTAATGCTTCTTTCAAATAGCCGGAGTGGAGTAGGGATATAGCTTTACTTGTTTTGGTTTCCATAAGGGTAAATTTCGATGTCTTCAAAATCATCGTCAGTAAGGGCGATTTCTTCTGTGTTTATCATTTCTTCTACTTTCTCATGAGCGGAATCCATGTTTTCTGCTTCTACCTCCACTACCTTCGAGTAGGTTTCGATTATTCTGAATTTGTATTTCATTCTATATTCCCTTTATTTAGTTTTGAATTTTGCAATCCTGCATGATACCCATCAATCCATATCAACAATTCTGTGGGTTTCAGATACCCGCTTATCCTGTGACATGGAATGCCCCTTTCTATTACTCTATCCCCGGTAAATGATTCGTCGTGTATTACGAACGCATAATACCCATAAGAGAATGACGAAGCGGTTAGATGCATTCGATTAGCATGACAGTACTTTTCTAATTGTTTTAGGGCTTCTTTCTGTGTCATAATCTGTGATTTAGAAATTATCATTGATTTTCTTTTCTGTCCGTTTAATGAATCGTTTAATCATATCTTCTAACTCATTCCTTAAATTGTCCTTGTCAAGATATGAGCAGAAAGTTTTCGCATTATCCAATGATTGTAAAATATCGATGACAGCATACGATTTTTATCCGTTAGATTTAACAATGATTATTCGTCACTTATTACCCCCCATAATTTTACTGCAAGATCATAATTCTTTTGAGCTTCATTTACTGCTTTTTTGGCATAAGTAAGAGTGTAAGAGTGTTCACGTGGATATTTGCCTGAC